CAAGGCTCAAATATGTTTTTCTGCACCAACAGAAGCCGAATGTATAAAATTAGTAAAAGAAAAATTGGAGAAATTAAATGTCTAGATGGGAAAACGAAGATGTTAGCGATTTGAATTTACCAGAACCAGAAAACATCGTAAGAACATATTTTGATAAAAATGGTAACATAACTTCAAATCCTGAAAGTTCTGTAGCTAAAGTTTCTGAATGCGATGAAAAGAAAGTTTATTATGTTAAATATGGTAGGGGCGAACTTTTAGATCCTCACCACATAGATTCTTCTATGCAGATTAAAAGATCTTACTATATGATGAAAAAAGTTAACCAGCAAATCTTTGAATCATATATAAAATTCCTACAAACAAAAAATAGATTATACTTTACTAAAGCAAGAAGACTTTTAATGGAGAAGATATAATGAAAAAGGGCCCCTTATCGAATAAAGACAAAGAATTTATAGATTGTAATGTTGGTATGGCTATAGAAGAGCTATCTAAAAAGCTGGAGAGATCCATTGAGGTTCTTGAAAAATATTTATCCTCAAATAAGACAAAACCAAAAGGCGATAATATTAAGCTATTCGCCAGAAATAAAGATCGTGGAGTTGTCATAATGACAGAATCGGCATCTATGGCTTCTGACGAAAATAAAAATAAAGTCAATCTATACAAAACAAGAAAGTATAAGGATTCTATTCACACTATAAAGGAAGACTAATGATTTGTACATCTATTGATGGGTATATGGATAGTTTGTGTTGCAATCAATTGATGATAAGTTGGCAGATAACATTGACAGACGGCACTAAAGTTTATGGTGATTACGATAGGCCGAATTTTGAAAATCCTTGGATTAGATTAAAAGAACACTGTGAAAAAAATTTAGTGTATCCAGCAAAAATAGAGCTTCATATGTTTGGTGCCCCCCATGAAGTATTTTTTCAAAACGAAAAAGGGCTAGATGGCGTGTTTGTAATGAGGGGGATGGCAAAAGATCAATCTATGGACGGTAGCCATTCTCAATCTTTTCAGACGATGACTGTTGGATTATTAAGAGATGACTGTTCGTGTATAGATATATCAAAATACACATGGCCGATTTCTAATTTTGAGCAAAAACAAACAACAAGAGTATTGACAAAAGAAAACCTAGAGGCTATGATATTTAAGCATGACTCAGAAAAAAGAAAACACCCAGAAGTACAAAAGCTGCTCGACGGGCCAACCATGTAGTGCCGCACAGTACATAGCAGAAATAATTTGCATAAGGAAAAGAGAAAAAGAAAACAAAGGAAGTCTTGAATATAAATTTTGGAATAAATCACAAAAAGACGAGTACCAAACACAGATTAGACTCGCCAATAAGCTTATCAAGAAATATGACATAGAATCCATATTGCATTTTCTAAATCATGGATCTGGCAAAAAAACCTATTCTTTGGGTTTTCTTCATTCTTCAAAGAAGTTTGTCATAGTCTCTAAGTATGTTGATAATGGTGTGAAAGAAAGTCACAAGCTTGTAGAGCAAAACAAAAATAAACCTAAAAAGGTTATTGAAGTAGACAAGCCAGCATACAAAAAAAGAAAATCATATGGTGGTAATACACTATTAACAAAAATTAGGAAGGCAGACAATGGCTAAAAAGGAATCTGGATATTTATCAACTATCATTAAAGAATATGGAAATATCATTTCTACCGGAGCTTCCATACTTGAGCAAAAGAAAAACTATAAAGTAATATCTGTTAGTCCAGCTATAGATATAGAGCTTGGTGGAGGAATTAGAGAAGGTAGCTGGCTGACATTAACTGGAGATCCCAAGAGCGGTAAGACCACAACGGCAATGCAAATAGCTGCTAATTGCCAGAAAGAGGGCAGGCCAATAATTTATTTGGATGTTGAGGGCAGAATAAAGGATATGAATTTTGAGGTTGCCGATCTAGATCCAGAAAAGATGCATATTATTCATCCAGAGGATAAGCCTATACCAGCGGAGGATTTCCTAGATGTAGCTTACAAAATGATGAGCCACCCAGATTATCATGGTGCTGTGCTAATTATAGACTCAATTTCTTCACTTATGCCAGCAAAAGAACTAGATGGAGATATGTCGCCGGGCAGAGCCGGTCTTCCTAAGATATTATCAGTTTTTACAAAAAAGGTTGGACAATTATTGCCAAGACAAAAGGGATTAATTATAGCTATTACTCACTATATAGCAAATACTGCCGGATACGGAAAAGCAAAATTAGCAGATGGCGGAAACAAGATTCAATATCAAGCAGACACTAGGATGGAAATTGCCGGAAGCGGTGAAAACTCTGCCGTAAAACCTTGGCTAAATTCTAACAAAGAAAGAATAGGTCAAGCTGTAAACTGGAAAATCATATGCTCATCAATGGGACCGCCCGGAGGTCAGGTACAGAGTTGGATTAGATATGGACACGGAATAGACAAGGCACAAGAGATACTTATGTTAGCTATGGATATAGGCATGATAGAAAAAGCTGGGGCTTGGTTGACATGCTCATTTATCAAAGACTATCCAGAAATAGCTAAAAAGATAAAACCAGATTTAAATATTGATGATGAAGAGGCTCTTTTAAAGAGTTTTAAATTTCAAGGTCAGGATAATCTATATAATTTCTTTTCTGAGAATCCAGAATTAGTAAATATACTTGAAGCAAAGATAAAGGAAATGCTATGACGATCATTGGTCTTGATGGCAAGACATACAATTGGAATCCAACGTCATCACAGGCTGAAACAAACAATAGATCTTCACTTCACATCAAGGCTAAAACACTTTTATCGGAAGTGTTTAAACACGATAGAATTTTAGAAGAGGTTTCCCTACCGGGAACAAAGAGCGAATATAGAAAAACAACATTAAGGGGCGATTTATTTATACCAAATAGAAAACTCCTAATTGAAGTGCATGGCGAACAGCACCATAAATTCAATAACTTCTTTTTCAAAAATAAGCTGCAATTTTTTAAAGCAAAGGCTAGAGATAGCGATAAAAAAGAATGGTGTAAAATAAACGATATTGAATATATAGAACTAAATTATAATGAGGATATAGATGAATGGAGAAGAAAGATACAATAGTTTTATAGAAAATATAGAAGATTGGATTAAATCTATTGGAATTATAGAAGTATCGCCAAATGAATCCGTTGAAAAATCTTTATCTCTTTCTTTTAGCGATCTTAAAAATTTATCATACGAAGAGTGCCAAATGTTGGCGTATGAATTATATTGCTATGCCGAATACGTAGATTCTTTATTGGCAAAACAAAAAATAACACACGATTGGGCGGAAGACGCTATCTGGTATATAATATGTGACAAGATCAATCAGTATGGCGACAAGTACACAAAATGGCAGGAAAAATACTTTTATTCTATCAAAGAAAATCCACTAGCATCTCAAATACTTAAAGTAAAAAATACAGCACACGCCAGAATGGAAATATTAAAAAATAAATCAGAAAACATAAAAAAGATATCAGAAACACTAAACAATCTAGCAAAGAGGAGATAATATGTCTAGCATAGAACAAGCTAAAAGTCTTTTAAAGAAGGCGATAGAAATAGGCGACAATGAATTGATAGAGCTTGCAAACAGCATCCTTCAAACCTATAATGTAGACGCGAAGCAGAGAAGAGAGTCCACCGGAACTAAGGCCCAATCAAATGATTTTATTTTTAGTATGCCAAAACAGCAAGAAGATAAAACGCTTAAAAGTGGCGTACCAGTAAACCAAATACAAAACAGAACAAATACTTTTTATGATGATGGCACAGAATTTAAAGATGTCATAACACCATCTATAAAGCCAGCAGAAAGAAAAAGGCCAGCATTTAAGATGATTGAGCAAACTTGCCAGAAATGCGGAAAGACAAAAACAACCCATCCCGCCCATAAAAGAGAATATTATATCTGCGATAAATGCATAGCAAAATGACAAACAAAAAACCATCCTTACAAAACTTGGCGTCTGAAAGGGCTATACTGGCAGGGCTATGTCAGTATGGTCTAGATGTGTATCTAGATATAGATTTTATAGAGTCTGATTCTTTTGATGATGAAATGAATCAGCTTATATTTAGCTGCCTTTCAAAAGCTATTAATCTATCACCAAAAGTAGATTTAACTTCTATACTGTCTGCTGCCGACGATCTTGGCATATCCGATAAGATAAATACTAAACAAGAAATTTCTTTTATAAGATCTCTATTTAATTTTCCAATAGCTAAAGAGAATGTTCTTATCCATGCCGCAAAAATAGCGAAGCTCAAGCTAGCTAGAGATCTAAAGAAAACATTACAAACCTGTGCCAAAGATATAGACAATATCAACGGTGAAGAGGATGTGATGGACATAGTTGCAAAAATAGAAGAGCCAATATTAGATACCACTTCAAGTATATACCAATCCTCTAGCAATAAAACAGAAATACTTGGGGCAAATATAGATGAGTACATAGAATATCTGTGTGAAAACCCATCAGACTTTGCCGGTATACCAAGCGGTTTTGACAGGTTCGATATTGCTATTGGCGGTGGACTTAGGAGAAAATGCGTTGATCTTATAGCCGCTCGTCCAAAAGTTGGAAAATCAATGTTTGGTGACGCTGTGGCTATGCACGTATCTAAGAATTTAAATATACCAGTTTTAATGTTAGACACAGAGATGTCCAAGGAAGACCATCTCAATAGAATGCTGGCAAATATTAGTGGTGTTGAAATAAATAAAATATCTACTGGTAAATTTGCAGAGAATGAACTAGATAAGGAAAAAGTAAATAAGGCCGCAAAACTATTAAAAGATATACCATACCATTATATAAGTATTGCTGGGCAACCTTTTGAGAATATACTTAGCATGATGAGAAAATGGATATATCAGCATGTTGGATTTGATGAAAACGGAAAAACTAACGATTGCTTAATAGTTTATGATTATCTGAAGCTTATGGGGTCTGAAAGCATAACAAATGCTATGCAAGAATATCAAGTATTGGGTTTTCAGATAACAAAACTGCATAATTTTTGCGTAAAATACGACGTTCCATGCCTGAGTTTTGTGCAGTTAAATAGAGACGGGATAACTAAAGAGTCAACAGATGTCGTTTCTGGATCGGATAGGCTGATATGGCTATGTACTAGTTTTTCTATATTTAAATTGAAATCTGATGAAGAAATCGCTGAAGATGGTATTGGTAATGGTAACAGGAAATTGGTTCCCGTTGTGGCTAGGCATGGGTCTGGACTAGATGATGGCGATTATATTAGTATAAAGATGTTTGGATCATTAGGCAAAATAGAAGAGGGTATAACAAGAAATGAAATCCATACAAGGTCACAGAACTCTGATAACGGATTTGAAATAGATGAAGACATTGACGCAGAAACAAATATATAAAATATCAAAAACCGCTTTTAACAACTTATCTACACTTTTTAATAAACTTGGTATTGAATATGTAGAATACCCAAATAGATATTCATTTCCATGTCCGGTGCATGGCGGTGATAATATGGAAGGTTGTAGTATTTTTACTAGCGGTCATTCAAATAAAGGCAATTGGAAATGCTGGACAAACCACTGCGAAGAAGAATTTGCAAATAATATTTTTGGATTTATAAGAGGATCTCTATCATATAGAGCGAATAGAAACGTCTCACTAAATGAAACAGAGTCGTTTTGCATTGATTTGTTTGGCCTAGATACCATAAATAGTATTCCTGAAGATATAGAAAAAAAAGAGGTAGATTTGACAGAAGTCTTCAGCAAAAAACCAACAATAACAAAAAACGGAATAACTAGAGATCAAATAAGGTCAAAACTAAAAATACCATCACCATACTTTTTAGATAGGGGATTCTCCAGAGAAATACTAGATACGTTTGATGTTGGACTATGTTTAGAGCAAGGAAGACCCATGTATAACAGGTCAGTTGTACCTGTTTACGATAATGATTTTAACTATACTGGATGCGTTGGCAGGGCTACAAACGAAAGTTTTAAGCCAAAATGGCTACATAGTAAAGGGTTTAAAAAGTGTGTGCTATATGGGCTAAATCTAGCTAAAAATAAGATATTGGAAACTCAGTCAGTTATATTAGTAGAGGGTCAAGGCGATGTTTGGAGAATGCATGAGGCTGGATGCGGCCAAACCGTTGGCATATTTGGGTCTAGCATAAATGATGAACAGCTTCTTCTTCTGGAAAATAGTGGGGCATTAAATATGGTTGTTTTAACAGACTATGATGATGCCGGTAAAAAAGCTTTCGAGCAAATAGTTAAAAAGTGTGGAAGAAGATTTAATTACTACAGACCGGAAATATCAAAAAAAGATGTAGGTGAAATGTCTGTAGAAGAAATTCAGAAACAACTAATACCACAATTACAAGGAGTAATATAGTTTCATGATTAGTAGAATATTAGCTTTTGCCGGAAGTAAACAAGCTGGAAAAACAACGTCATCAAATTTTTTACATGGATACCAACTGAAAGCAAACGGTATAATAAATAATTTTGGTATCACCGACACTGGTAGCCTAGCTGTTGAAAGTGTCGTTACAGATTCGAACGGGAAAGAAACAGTAAGCTCTGGATTTTTAGACGTAAATCGAAATGATGAAGAATTTGCTGAGTGGGCAGCGTATAATATGTGGCCATATATAAAAAATTACTCATTCGCAAATCCATTAAAAGAGTTTTGTGTGGCGATGTTTAATCTACCGAGAAAGAACATATTTGGTAACAATGAACTAAAAAACGAAAACAGCCCACTAAAATGGCAAGACATGCCCGGAGTTATAACCAATAAATCACAATCAATAAAAAAAGAAGTCAAATCCCTTATCGAGAATGGGTCTATGATATACCATAGGCAGGGGAACATGACTTACAGAGAAGTCTTGCAATTTTTTGGAACTAATATATGTAGAAAAATATACCCAGAAATATGGCATAGAAGATTAATAAAAGATATTGAATATGAGCAACCTCTTATTGCTGTTGTAGATGATTGCAGATTTGTTAATGAAGTTAAGTCAATTCAGGAAAATGGTGGTAAAGTCATACACCTAACTAGAAATCCATACGAAGATAATCATGATAGTGAAAAGGAGCTTGAATCATATGGCGATTTTGATTTTGTCATTGATAATGCTAATCTCAATATACATGAAACAAATATAAAAATAATAGAAGCGATAGATTTTTGGGGATGGCTAGACAAAGAGTTTACACCACCCAAAACAGAGCCGCCAAAAACAGAAAAAGAACTTGTTAGTGGCATACACAAAATAAAGAAATGAGATAAATATGGATTGTACATACATAAGAAGTAGCAGCTATAATCAGTACGAATATTGCCAGATGTCATATTTTCTGACATATAATTTGGGATGGCAGCAAACGTCAGGAAAAAAAGCCCAACTGGGAACTATTGTCCATAAAGTTATGGAGTGTTTAGCCACATGCAAAAAAGAGATACAGGATAATCCCAAGAGCACCAAACTGGAAATAGAAGACGATTCTTTAGGTAAAATAAAATTTACAAAGAATTCATTATATACAAAAACTTTTGTAGATAAACTGGTAAAATCGTCTTATGACTACTATACTAGTAGTTGTGTTCACTCATACTCTAACGCCGATTTTAATTTCTGCAAAGATTTAGTCAAAATGGCTATAGAATATAACGATGGTCAATTTGATCCCAGAAATAGGAAAATAGTACAAGCAGAACCACATTTTGATATACCAATAGAGGAAGATTGGGCTAAGTATAAATATACATTACCAGACGGTAAAATTATTGAGGGGCAACTGGCAATAAAGGGAACAATAGACTTAGTAACGGAAGTTGATGATGGCATAATAGAGGTTGTAGATTGGAA